GTCGTTATCGTCGCACAGAAGATGCTGGAGGGCATCCAAGGCGATGAGATAGGGGTTTGCCTACAAGGAGCCGTCATGGCCCTCCTGAAGGTCTCTAAGACGTTCCTGAACGCTATTCCCGAAAGGAATGTACGTCAGTCGGTAGCCGACAGCCTCATGAATGACATAAAGGACAACCTTGACCGCATCATTTTCGATGGATGATGAGAGGCAACTTTACCTCTTCTACTTCATGATGACCATTGGCGCTATCATCATGCTCTATAGCCTTTCCATCGATTTATTATTCAGGTGGTGAAGATTTCTCTTTACCTTTGATGGAACCCGTGTTACTAATAATTCATGCACAACTTATCCAACTGGCCTCTTTACGGAGGCCAATTTTTCTTGTAAGTTGTGACATGCGCGCACCATGGCGTAACCGTGTTGAAAAGCGGCGTGCCGGCATTGCTTCCTACCTGTCGTGAGTCGGCTGAGAGCTTGGGCTGTCAACATCCCTGAACAGCGTGGTCTCTATAGGACTAGATGTGGGTTCGAATCCCACTGGTGCGCGTGCCAATTTCGTTGTAATGTAACTCCATAACCCTTGAACAAGGTTATACGATACTCCAAATGTAACTCTCGAAAACCCCCGTTTACCGATATCTACGGGGGTTTTCTTGTTGTATTTGACCTATTCCTCAATTGTGCTAATCTTAAAATGGACTTGTGCGTTATAGGAGACATCCATGGATATTGATAAGTTATTAGCGACCCTCCAACAAGCTGAAGGTGAAGTCCTTCACGTCTACAAAGACTCATTGGGCTACGACACAATCGGTATCGGTCATCTCATTAAGGTCTCAGAGCGTGGGATGTATGATGGCGGCATTACCCATGAGCAAGCCCTAGAAATCCTCCAAGCCGACCTACAACCTCTTTTGACTCAACTTTCTGTAACTTTCTCGTGGTTCAATGATCTCGATGATGTGCGTCAACGCGTCATCACTGAGATGGCATTCAACATGGGGCTTCATGGTCTCTGTCAGTTCCACAATACCCTTAAGGCTGTCGAAGATGGTCGCTATGATGATGCAGCCAATGGCATGTTGGCAAGTCTGTGGGCAAGTCAAGTCAAAGGCAGAGCCTCGCGAATGGCTCAAATGATGTCATCGGGTGAAGATCCCTCATAGGAGGCATGATGAAAACATTTTGGAAAATCGTTAACTGGAAACTTCTACTCGCTCTTGTTCTTGCCGTCGCGATGCTGTTCGGCCCCAAATGGCTTGGGCGCGATATTATGACCTTTGAGCGCGTGATGCAGCTGCCCGTGATTGACCTCAATGGTGAAGCCGAGGAAGAAGAAAAGCCAGCGGTTAATAATTCTCATACGCTTGTGTTGCCACTGCCGCCTAAGTGTGAATGCGCACCAAAATGTCCGTGTGATTTGAATGATGTGATGAAGGCAGCTAGTCAGCTTCGATCAACGTAGCGCAACTGATAGCCCTGAGATGTCGTACACTCAATCAACAAGTTGGTCTTTTCTAGCTCATCCCTGAGCAAGCTTATCTGAACACGCAAAGCATTGAGGTTCGTTTTTTTAGGAAATGAAAGGTTGTCGATGTGGTTAAGCAATTTAGCATGACTCACGATTTTATCAAAATTCATGGCTAGTCTGTAGAACACCATGGTTTGTGTCTTGCCGAGGCGAACTTTCCAGCCGTTGCCTCGGATGTATCTATCAGCCGGATCAAAGGTGAAACTCTCCTCGACTATAGGCAAGAACTCCTTGGTCTCCAGGATTGCCGCAAACAGGTCGCTGTTGGCTTTTATATCGCCAGGACTACATAAGTAGTAGATCTCCTTCAGACGTGTCTCTAGAGCCTTTATTTCGCGTTTAAAGCTAGGCTGCTTTTCGCTAGAGACGTTCGACGAGATATTGTCCGGCATACCTATAGTTCCTAATGACCATCAAATGACGTTGACGCTTGTGCTTGAAAAGCCTTCTCAAGAATTTAAACATCTATCCCTCCTTGTCTCTACAGTTTATCACATCTTGTAGCCTTTCACACTTTTATTTTGATGTCCTTTATGTTACCGTCCTTGAAAGGATAGGTCATGACAAAGCGTAAAGTTAAGTATACCGACGACGATATTTTGACCACAAAAGAGGTGACGACTTACCTCAATGTGAGTCCTGTAGCTATCAGTAAGTGGCGCCAGAAGGGATTTGACATGAAGTGTGCGAGAGTGGGGAACAAGTGCTTCTATTACTTCAGAGACGTCAAGGAATTCATCGAGATGATGACAAGGCTGAGGGAGGATAAGAAATCCTACCGGCGAAAGAAAGGCGTAGACGGCCTACAGGCTGAATGCTAGGCTTAGACAAAGTCAGAGACGAATCCCCCTGGCTCTAGCCCCGGAAGCCCCAGATTCATCCCTGGGGCTTTTCGTTAGGAGTCACACATTCTCCACCCAAGAAAACAAACCATTGAAATCAATATATACATCATAGTTTCCTTCATGATTTTCTTCCCCTTATCATCTATCAGGCCAGATCCATTCAAGCGTCGTTACAAACCACATAAGACATAATAATGCAACTTTCTCTTGAAAACCCCGCATCTCACCCTGCTGGGTTTTTCTTAAGAATCACCAAAAATACTATAAAATACAAACCAAACCCAAAATATTAATATTACTACTTCTAATAATTCCATGACTTGTCTCCTTCATGCGGTATTAATGACATGAAGGGTAATGAAAGTCAATATATCATTTTGAAGCCCATGGAACATCCATCTCAATAGTAGAGATTTTCGTTTAATCGTCTAAGGCACAAACAAAACACCAAAAACATACCATGATGATCAAAGTATACATATAAGCCCTAACCTAATTCCGGTGAGGAATCATCAGAATATTCAACCATCAATTCTATAAAACGAATTAATAAGTGAAACAATAAAGAAATTGTAAAAAGGAAAATCGCGAAATATGAGAAATTGCACATAAATAAAGATATTACATGTAGAACTATTGTTATTACGATTTTTCCTATTATTTTCATTTCCTACCTCCTGCGTCAACACTTAATGACATAAAAGGTAAAGTATGTCAATATCTATTTTTTTTCATTTTCTTTCTTTGCAAGCTCTAGATCATGCTGGAATGTCTTAACTTCCGTTGCTAACGTTTTGGACAGTTCACCGACATTCTTTGGGTAATTCCTGATTATCTTCTCAATCTGGCTAAGGCTCTTAGCTTTCATCCCTCGGTCTATCCATGTGATGAATTTAGGATTTGCCAACAATTTGCTTGTGACAGCTCTTCCACCTAATAGGCCCGATGCCATGATCATTAATTCCGTTGGATTGCCTGCCAAAGCACTCCATGTTGCATGTGTGCCTTCAAGGACCAATGCGCCCAATCTATTGTGATATGCTGTATTTGAGGTATTTGCCTCGGCTAGAGTCTCTTTTATATTTCCTATAGCCTTAGCAATATAATCAACCCTCTTTCTATTTTCTGCAGTCATTCCAGAGAGAAGAATTTCCTTCGCATCTTTTCCGAGAGAACTATATTCCTTTGCCCACTTGTTCGGGTTGAATTTCCCATCAACGCCTCGACCAAGTTCACCAATTATGGCCTTTGACATGTTTTCGCGCTCTTTAGGATTGAGACCTTCCATGACGATTCTTGGTTTGACGCCAGAATTCTTCAGGTTTCCAACCAAGTCCTTAAAGGCCCCTACATCACCCTTCATAACTTTTTTATAAATCTCATTGATCGCTGGAACTTCACCTTTGGCATATTGAGCATAGAGGGGGCTGACTTCTTTCCAGTTCTTATATGCTTTCTCACCTAATTCAGCAAATTTAGGGCCCATGCCTTCTTGTATAGCCTTAGCTATGCTGCCAGCATATGTTTTGAGTTTTCCTTGAGACTTTTTACCTATTAGGCCGTGAGTCGATATCATATCCTCAATGGCATCAATGGCATCCTTAGCCTGTGAATAAGGAACATTCCCACCATATTTTTTATATAAAGAATTGCTAGGACCTCCATTTATGAAATCCGAAGGATAAATTAGCTTTAGGGTTTCAAGATCCATTCTTGCCCCATGCTCAATAGATGTATTTCTTAATTTGATGTACTCTTTGCCAACTGGCGAATTAAGGAAATCTTTAGACTGTGTGCTTGTCTTTATGTTTCTAGTGAGATTATCAACGATGTCATCTACAGGCTTAATACTTACATCTTGATTCTTCATTTTATTGATATCGGCCTCGACTTCATCAAACTTAGGGCCAAATTCAGATTGTTTCTTTTGCTGATAAGACTTAGCGCCTTTGCTGACAAGTGAAGCGGCTTCGGTTCTCTCCATGGGAAGACCATTGGCTTCTTGGCCTAATCCTTGAAGGATTTTTTCATGTCGCGATTTCGTCAAGGTAGTGATTGGCTTCCCGACGTAAGGAATCTTCTCGGCACCCGTTGTAAGGGTTTTCAGATAAGGAGATGAGCTAACGTCAGATAGAAGCGGGTGGAGGCCGGCTTCCTTAAAGTGCTTAACCTTTTCAGGAACAACATTGAGAGCCTTTCCAGCCATAGCGCCTATGTTTTCTTTAATCCCCTGCTTATAGGTTTGCGGTCCATTCTTCAAGAAAGCATGTGTGTTCTTTGCCAGAGCAGGTATTAAAAGTCCAGGAATGGATCCGTATGCCATAGCGCCGAAAGTATCCCCCGGATTCTCGTTGATATAGTGCTGCATGGCGGCTGATGTAGCACCTTGAGCTGCTATATTGACTGGCTTTAAGGCATTCGATTGAGTAAGGAAATTACCTGCTCCTTTGACCAAGGAAGGCACGATTCCTTTCCCCTTCATAGTTGCTCCGGCAACTTGAGCAACTTTACCCATAGCTCCTCCCAGAGGCATTCCAGAGATAGTCCTAACTCCGGACTCCATAACCTTGTCTTCCGGCGTCTGGGGTTTAGTATAGTCTCCTGTTGCCGTATCAATAGCGGGGATAATATCCTCAGCCATTGGCTTTAATCGCCAATTAGAACCCGCAGCCTCTGGGGCAAGATTTATAGCTTCACGAACGGGTGTCAAAACAAAATCTGCTGCATCAAGTAGGCCACCTAATGTATTGCGAGCGCCCATTGCCATACCACGCATTCGATCCTTTTTATTGTCATATTTCGCTATTTGAGCCGTTGGTGAAGCTTTCCTTCTTTCAAGCTCTGCTCTTGCCATTTCTGGTGTAATCATTGATGCATCAAATGGAGAAGGATTAACAGGGCCACCAGGAGGATTCCCACCAGCCATTCTTCTGCGTTCTAGCTCTGCGCGTGCTTCATCAGGTGTAACCATAATTATTGTCCTGCTATCTTAGCTAATTCTTCATCACTCATAGATTCAACGCGTTTATTTCCCTTAGCCATCCCCGGTTTAATATCCGTAGATGGGGCGCCTTCAGCGAATTTTTCAGGCTTATCAGGAAAGGGATCATTTTTGGCGTGGGTATCTTCCCATTTAAGTTTGGCATCAGCATAGTTTCCAAAGTCAATCTCTGCGTCAGCCGCCGATTTACCAGATTTGACAGAACTAATCACAAATTTTGCCTTCTCTGTTGCAAGCTGCGAAAGATTATCCAAAAGCTCCATGACGTTCAGGTTTCCTTCAGGCGTTCCTGTAAGACCCATTTTGGATTTGTCGAGCATCTTAATCTTAGCTTGAGCTATCTGTGAACCCTTAAGTGCATCTCCGAGCTTTAGAACAAGGCCTTGTGATACTTTTTGATAGGTATCAATGTCACCTGGCTTTCCAGCTCGTAAAACAGATCCTAGGTATGGGCTTACTTCTGAGGCTAGACCTCTCAAACCTCCGGTCGTTATCTTCTTTTGAAGATCCTTCAATGTATGGATTTCATGATGAACTTCTCTCTGTTTAGCAATTGAATCTCTCGCTTCATCTACAGCCCTTACATTCATCTTTGCCATTTCGGAAGCATGTTTTTTATTATATTCAGCCTTTGCTTCGTTTTCTTCTACAGGCATCCCCGAAATAGGAACAATCTCTAGCTCGCCCTTCTCATTCTTGCGGACCAAAGGTTGCTTAGGATTCATTGGGAACATGCCCTTGGTTAAAGCTGCCTCTTCCATCTCCTGCTTGAACTTCTGCCCCTTCCAACCATGCTCTTCTTGCTGCATACCGAGTTGAGCCTGATGAATGCCCATTGTGTCTTGATGCTTTTGTTTTGCAAACTCATGCTTCAAATGATTCTCAGCCATCGTGCGCTGTGTGTTGCCAATGAGGTGTTCCATTTGGGCGCCACGCTCTTTTCGAAGCTGGATATCTTCACTAGCCTTTGCGAAAGCATCGCCACCCTCCTTAACAGCTTGTCCCCAAGAGGCGACGCCTGCTTCTTTACGACCTGCATAAGCGCCATGATAAGCTGCTTGCCCCATATGATAAGCTTTGTCAGGGTTGGGATTTTGCATCTTATAAGCTGTTTGAGCCATGTTCTGTAAGTCCTGCGTCTGCTGACCCTTCATATAAGGCTGGTTGAAGTCCCAATTTGATTGCTGAGGCTGCTGCTGACCTTGTTGGGGTGCCATTCTCTGCTGTTGTGCCATTTTAGTTTGAGCATTTTGCTTTTGGTAAGCCCTCTGACGCGCCGCGTTTAGATGGGTTGTATCCAAGGCATCATTAACGCCCTTATGGATAGGATTCGTCGGAGCATCACCACCGGCAGCGTAATGTCTGATGTGATGAACATATCCACCGTGAGCATATGTTGGTTCCCTCTGATAAATCTGTGAGAGCATTCCACCCTGACCTCTATTGGGATCAATCTGGCCTAAAGGCATCCTATTGGCATTCTGAGTGCTTTGATCCAACATCTGGTCGTATTGTAGCTCAGGATAGCCTGAATTCATCTGCTGAGGTCTCATAGATCCCATCTCAGCATCCGGCATCCCTTGAGGCATTTCCTGCTCTTGATAGTCTGCGGGATCGGCTAAACCGCCTTGAGCAAACTTGATATAACCGCCTCGCTTTTGCCCAGCTTGACGTTGGTGGAATTGTTGGCCCATTTGGGCGCCAGCGACACCCCAGGGATTAGGACCTGGAGCTTGTGGCTGATAAGGATTATAAGCTTGCTGGCCATTGAATCCATGAGCTAACCCTGCAACTCTCTCTACCTGAGCATAAGGATAGTTCATACGCTCTTGCCATGCATGATGAGCCGCATTCAATTGAGCCTGTTGATGCTGTTGACCCATAGCGCCTACGTTCTGTAAGTTCTGGATATTCCGAATGTCAGCTTCAGCTCTGGCACCTCCAACGAGTGGGAATAACCGCCCAGCTTCCATCTTACGACCAACGTCAGCCTCATGAGCAGCCCCTAAAGCACGACCAGCCTCTAGATTGCGTCCCTGCTGACCCTGCGCGATGCCGACAGCTTGACCATAGCCCTGATGCATTAACTCACCCTGCTTGTGAAGAATCGCTTCCTGGGAGTCTCTCATCGCTTTGTTCGTCAAGTTCTGATGACCCGTAGAGCCATATTGACCACTCCGGATGAACTGATCATTAACCCCTGGAAGAATGTTTTCCATCAAGTTACGACCACCCTGACGCGCAATGTTTTCAACTACATTTTGCTGATAGGGGTTCATATACTGCGCGATGTTCTCAACAGGGTTCGCAACACCTCTCTGCATATAAGGCTCAATCTTAGCCGCTATATTGTTCTGATTGTTAACAGCCTCACGGATGTTTCCAGCGCCTTCTTCAGCAAGGCGATGCTGGAACTCAAGGCCACCGCGCTCTTGGTTCTCCTCAACCGCTCTTTGCTGTGCCATCTCTTGCAACGGGTGAAGGTCTGCTATGACCTTGCCCGGATATTGCTGATACTGCGGTTGAGCAACCCGAAATTGGTTCATCTGTTCCATTAATCGATTTATCCAACCGCCGGGACCGGCATACCAGTCGGGGGCTCCACCGTAATTTGGCATTTATTCTCTCCCTATCAATTCTTCAACTTAGCGATGTAACCGCCAACAGACTTAGCCTTTGGAGGGAGCTTTTTGCCCTTACCACGCTTTTGAGTCCTTATCCGCATGACCATCTCTTCGAGAATCTTAGCACCCTTATTATGATTGCCGCCGCCAAGAGCCGCTACTTGCTCAGGTGAAATCTCGTATTCTCCATCGGAAACAAGAGCCTTGATCGATCCTCCGCCGCTCCTCTGTTGAGGTGCATACCGAGGGTTAAGCTGTTGGAAGTAACGATTCAGCTCATTAATGCCCGCTCTTGAGCTTCCATCGCCGATATCAGACACCGTAGACGCATCTAATATGTAGCTATTGTTAGGCAGGTTCCTTGGAATGCGGTCATCTTGACCTTTTCCTGGACCCTGGATAGCACCGCCACGAGGCTGGACTTGACGTCCTAAAGCACTCTGGAAAGGATTCTCCTTTGCGCCAGGCATTCCCGGAAATCGCATTGTTCCGCCACCAGCCATGTGTCTTTGACGTGGCCCACCAGCGTTTCTTAATCCTTCCGCCGCAGCATTCGGACGGTAGGCTCTTTGATTGTTCTGTGCGAATTCATTAAAGCGACGATAACGTTCATCAGCGCCATTCCTAAAATCACCCATGTTAGGGCCGGCTTGAGGACCGGCTTGAGCAGCAGGGCCATTAGCGTTTGGTATAAAGTTGGCCCACTGACCCATGTTCACGTTGCCCATGCCGCCATTGGCTTCTACAAATCGTCTTCTAAAACCTGGAATTTTCACTCCCATATATTCTGGCTCATCGCCTTCTTCCCATCTTCCGTTTACAAATCCACCTCGTGCTCTGCGAGCGCGACGTGGATCTCCGGGATGATACATTCCCTCATCTTCATTAGGCCGATAAGCTCTTTCGTTCCCAGCAAATTCAGCAAATCTTCTGTATCTCTCATTCCTGCCATTAAGAGGATTAGGCCCTTCACGACCAAGACCTTCTTGGAATGGATCTCCGCCGCCGCCTCCGCCGCCGCCTCCGGCTCCGCCGCCATGTTGTTGCTGTAAAGCAGGGCCTACGTTAACATTTCCTTGCCCTCTTTTGGCAAATTCGGCTGCCACTGCTTCCGCAATAGAACCTTTTCCCTTTTTCTTTTCGCCCTTATCTCCCCCGAACATTCCCCCAAGAGCATTACCGATAGGGTCAATCTTTGCGCCCATCTCTTTGCCAAATATCGCATTGATTGGATTAAAGAGCTTGCCCAAGAAACCACCGAGGAACATATGTCTTGGCTCATGCATATAGCCACCATGGGCAGCACGACGTCCAAAATTAGGAAGATACCCTCTGCGGATTCTTTCCGCATTATTAGGGTCTTCCTGCATATTGGGAATGAATTGAGCTGCGTCCCCAACATTTGCTTGGTAGCCCGCACCTTGTCTTTTCAATTCATCCTCATGAGCTTGACGATGTTCAGCATTATGCTTCTTCATAGCTCTTTGTTCACGATGCTGACCATAGGCTTCCATTCCCTGAGCAACAAGGGGAGTTAAGGCATTGACCCAACCCATAGCGCCACCGGCTCCTGGTTGCATTTGCAACATGGGTGCATTATTAGGAGCGCCAGAAGTGGTTCCACCCCAACCATGGCGTGGTTTATCAGCTTCAATTTCAGCTTGTTGTGCCTTTTTCGCTGCATTGGCTTGCTGTCTAGCTTGATACATCGAGGCAGCAGTTGAGGCCGCTGTCATCAGAAGAGGAATCATTGCTGCAAATGCGAAGAATTGTGGCAAACCCGTCTGCTCGTTCACGGGGACACGTTCACCGCTCATTTCCTCAAACATGTTGAAGAGGTTCGTTGTGATGATAGCAAGCTCTGAGTCGTCGCCTTTGCCCATCTCGCGCATTTGCTCAAGCTCAGGGTCTAAGGGTCGTCCAGGCTCATTTACAGGGCCACCTTGAGCGAATCCTTGCTCTTGACCACCCATGCCGCCCATCATGCCTTGCATTTGTTCAGCGATCATATCTTGCATCTCAGGGTCTTGAAGCATTTCATCAAGCTGAGTGTATTCACGAAGATTCGTCACCGGATCAATGGAAATACCACCCTGAGCCTCATCGAGCATTGCCAATTCTTCAGGATTGAAATGAGCTAATATCCGGTCATCACCGGACTGTTCATCTGCCATTTCCTGACCAATAACTTCTTGTTGAGCCTGACCGGCTAGACCTTGGCCACCCATCATTGGGTTTTGACCTTGACCTTGAGCGCCTAAGAGTGCGGGGGGTAGTGCCATTTTAATCTCCTTTATATACATAAAATTCTACACGGTTTGTATGAAATATTCTGCCCAAATTCGCCAATCATCGAAATTATTCGGAAGTGGAACTGAGACTAATTGATTTTCTTCTATCAATCGTCTGCCCCAATCCTTCCAGTCAACAAATTGATTGGCTATGGGTATATTCAGAGCTGGCAGATCAATGAATAACTGGTTTGCCCATAAGTCAAAGCTAATGTTGTGAGGGATAATTATCATGGGTACACATCCCCCGGTGCGTAACTCAAGAGAACTTTACCCATTTGGTAGTTGCCCCCTAAAGTATTACTCTCGAATCTATAGCTAATCAAACGGCCCATGTTAATCATATCTATTTTTGATAATAAGACTGTCGTTTGACCCGGTATAAATGTATAAGGTGTAGATGCCTGTACTGTTGTCTGTGCAAAATGCCGGGAATTAACCGTCACAGTCATGTTTCCGGTCATGACAAAGTCAGGCTCTAAACGCCTTATTCTCATCTGCCTATCGTTCTTTACATCGCTGTCGAAGAAGGCTGTCAGATTCGTTTCAAAATACGAGTCGATCGCTTGGTTTTGACCATAGGCAACTTGGTCTGTCCCGACTTCGTGGGTCCATATCGCATAGGTTAGATTCGATGTAAACGTCATCGTCGCTGGCGTGTTGCCACCCCCATTAGCTGTCGATATAGCTAAAGCAGTCGCATTGTAGGTCAAAGTCGTTGGGTCAACGATAGTGACGGGAGCCAATATATTCAAATCTGCGGCTGGAATGCCTCCTACAGTCAGGATATTGGCAAATATGACCAAGTCTCCGGTATTGATGCCGACAGTTGAGGGAACCGTCACCGTTACCATGAAAGAGTTAATGTTAGTCTGAATAGGGTTATTAGCCAAATTCACCGTTGTCGTGGGGTGCGGCGCAAATTGATTTAGAGTCCTATTGGAA